TATAAAAATTTATTACAAAAGTCAGCTTCAAATTCACTTTTATAGTTTCTGCCGTCTTTCCCTCTGGTGGTATTTCCGTAATATTCCACAGATGCTATCCTCGCCTCATCTTCGCAACTTCTTCGGCAGACTTCTTGTTACGAATCGGCACTGCATTGGACTTGTGCATCTGTGCGATACCAATAATCTCTGTGCCAGTGTACTGTATTGGTTCCTTCTTTGCCATTGACGGATCATAGAAGCATTGGTCGGGCATGGAAGATTGGTCGGGGATGCTGGAGTTGAACCAACGACCTGACGCTCCCAAAGCGCCCGCTCTACCAGACTGAGCTAATCCCCGTTTGTCGTCCCCTATACCCATTCGCTTGAGGAACTTGGCATGTTCCTGTTCAGCTTTCAGTAGGGATTTAGTTTTGTTCTTTGACTTGCGCTTCTTCGTGTTCGTCGTGGTCATACCACGTACTAGATGCATTGTCATTTCTGATACGTCCTCATCTTACGGATCATCTCGTCAAACAGACGAAGCATATATTCCGGATCGACCTCTTGTTTCTTGTCAGCATACACGCAGTATACCTTCAAGTCGGAGTTATCGTTAAGAACAACTTGGCGCTGCTCCAGACAGGCTTCCATTGAAGGAAATGCTGCCTGGCTCAGAATCCTACCAGTAAGGTAGGTTATCATAACAACATTGCTCATCAGAATTAGAACCTCGAAGGTAAAACAAGCTCAAAGATATCTGGATCGAACCACCGTTCATCGCCAGTTTTGAGAGAGCGAATGAACTGTAGATCAGGACGCAGGTCGGACTTCCATTCAGTCACTTCCCACATTTCGCCATGCTCATGAACACGGTTCTTACCATGTCGATTCAAGCCACGGATTTTGATGATATCACCCATTTCAAGCAGCCTTAATGTGCCAAGTAAAGCAGCATTCCATCATCCGAACGGTGTTTTGCCAGGTATCGGGAAACTGAGAAACCAGCATACCGTTGGGATCATGAGCGACAAAGTTTTCACCAATCTTAGTGATTGTCACATCACCGCTCGAGCAGTTAACTGACTCCCACGTTTCCGTTGAACGCCAATCCGACTTCTTCCATTCACTGATCATAATCATCTCCTCATTCATCATATTCTTATATTACACGCAAACGAGAAATATGTCAAGCTCTAATTTATCGTAGATCTAACTTTTTTAGAATGAGTTTCAGCAGAGCTAGAAGAAGATCCTCTGCGAAATTCGGTTATAACACATTGAAGTGGGCGATATTCGTGGATCAACCAATCAGAAACCTCTTTAAGAGACACGCTTTCTGGGCATCTAATATCAACAGTTATGAGGTTACGATCTTGATAGCCAGATACAACAGTATACGTGAACTTTGAGTAGCAGAAGCCCATAAAGTGATCCTCTCCTTCGTACATGGACGAGCCCATAACCTCGCCTTCGAGGAGCACCTCTATGAGGCGAGACATTATCTTATAAGATGGAGCAAATTTTTGCGTATACTTCTCGTCAACGCCCATTAAATCAATCAACAGCTGGTGTCCAGCGACATCAGTATGCGATAAGACTTCCATGTGAGTTGCCCGTGTAGTTAATAACTCAAATATTTATTCGCAAACAAATATGGGGTTGAGACGAGCCCAACCCCATATTCAAGGAGACGAACCTAGTCAGTCAGGATTAAACGCTCGCGAGAGAGCGATATCCAGCAGCGACCACTGCTCGGCTAGGAGTACCGAGACGGTAGAAGTTACGGGTCTCACCCTTGCTGTTTGTACGGGCGTTGCTGTAAATAGCATATCCAGTCTTACGCAAGGTATTAGCGAGAGCAGCGGGGTTTGCAACACCGAAACGAGCGGTGATCTGCTTGGAAGTCAGCTGCTCACCATTACGAAGTGCGGCGAGAACGCGTTCAGTCTTAGTCATAATTTACATTCCTTGTTTTAGTTTCAATTCGACAGTCTTGCTGTCTGACGCCTTTCGGCGTTTCGTCCCTACGGACTCATCAGAGACAGTTAGTTTTCATTTCCACAAAGTCATAAACAACATCAGTGGACCTAAAGTCATGACCACCAATATGCCAATCATACTCTTTTTCAAAACAATCCTGATCGGTCTTCCAATCATAGATAGTAGCAACTACATGACCCTCTGCTGTTTCAAAAAACAGATCCCACTCAACATTAGTTTTACCATCTTCTGATAAACGTGCATGAGTAGGGTCGCCAAAAGCCTCAACCAGAGTATCATATGTGGCTCGAATTTTGCCCTGATAGGAGGTTCCTACCACATTAGGCTCCTTGTTCATCAGGATCGGATTATTCATTGTGATCATCCTTACATTCCTCGCTGCTGATCGAGTTCAAAGCCGACATAATCCATCAACTCACGGATCTTACGCTTCTCGTCCGAAGTCAGTCGTTTCAGCTGACGGCGGATATGGCGAGGAGTGTCATCCTCTGCGATCCGCTTGATTACATCGATCATGGTGGTGTAGCTGTATTCCATATCAAGCTCCTTATCAATCATCATATACACAGTATACCGTATAATAAGAAATAAAGCAAGTGCTTTTTTTAAAATTTTGCTGCAAGGGGAATCATGTATTTTTTCAGTGGGTTACGCCACTGATAGAAGCTCGGACCATGACTCATGATGGGATCCTTGCCTTCCTCAGCTCGTTCAGCACTTAGCACTTCCCACTGCCACTGATGAACCATCTCGTGAGCAAGCGCAGCAACGAACACGGCTTTGTGAGGATAGAATAGACCCAAAGATATCTCGGCAGTATAGAACTCACCATCAACAGGGTCAAAGCGACCATCACATTGTGCCCAGATATCTTTGAGCTTCCTTCTCCGAATTGGTGCATCTTGCAACGCACCTTGGAAAAGATACTTGTTCAGCATCTTATGGACTTCTTCTGCCTCAGACACATCAGACTTGTAAGTGCCATCGAACATATCAGTCCGAACATATTTTTCGAGAGTGTTCATATCGTTCCTAATTGGCTCCGTGGGTAGGACTCGAACCTACAACCGTTCGATTAACAGTCGAATGCTCTACCATTGAGCTACCACGGAATAATTGGCGCGCCCTGCAGGACTCGAACCTGCAACCTATAGCTTAGAAGGCTATTGCTCTATCCGGTTGAGCTAAGGACGCTTCCCCAGTACCGCTTGATCATATATTCACGATATGCCCAAACAGCCCTTTCACTGAAATCTTCTCCGTCATTCCAACTCACGTTAGCCTCAGCCCATTCGACGACACATCGCCAAATGTCTTGCTCCAGCTCAGACAACGACATAAACCAGTCGTGATAGAGATCGCTTTTCATATTCTACTCCCAATCAAGGTTGAACTCGACAATCTTTTCGAGTTCCTTCACGAGTTCCCGACCCTCGTCGGTGAACAGGATGCCCTGGTTGTATACCCAGTGCTCAATATCCTGGCTGTGGTAGAAGGTGACGTTCTGCGTCATCCACCGAAGAGCCGTCTGGCGATCACCAGCACCGTTATCGATGTGGGTCTGAACCTCCTCCTCGAACTTCGCGAGGAGATAGGCTTCAGTGCGAGCCTCTTCCTCTTCTCGACGATTCATCTCACGACAGAGACCATCCCAGATGGCCTGCTTGTTGTCGTCATCGGACTGGGTCCAACCCTCGTAGAAGGCTTCGTGAGGACGAAAACCACGAGCATCTTTGTGGAGGTCGGAGATCAGTTCATCGCTGTAGGTGTACATAGTGTCAATTCCCTTATCAATCATCATATATACATATTAGCCTATTTTGCGAAAATAAGCAAGCACTTTTTTTCATGAGCTATTATAAGGGGTTAGGCAGGATCTTCCTTATCAAAATCGTATTTCTCGAATTTTTCGAAATTATTGCTGCTAGCTATCAGGCATGTGGTGTCTAAAGTGTAATAATCTACCACAAAAAAGATTTGGTTTTTATCTCGAGTCCACAAATAGAACGTGGAGCGCTCCTCGAGTCTGATATCGTCTCCGTAAGCGTAGATTCTCCACCCTTCTTCGTACATTTGATTGATAAATTGTTCTGTGGGTAAACATACTACCTGTAATGGATATACCATCTGTGCCTTTGCGGCAGTTGCGAGTAGCATGAAAGCTGCTGCTGTTAGAAGCGTCTTAAACACCATAGAGTTCCTTATATTTCTGTCTATGCGAGATAAAGTTGCCGATATGATCGTCTCTCCTCTCGATGAAGACCTGTGGCCAATCATTATCGACTGCTATAAGAACGACCAACTGATTGATCGGTATCTCGGTCATCTCTTCATACATGACAGCATATGCAGAGGTTTGCATAAAGTACCCTTGAATCCACTCTGCTCGTTTTGGTTTCCGAGACGTTTTAAAATCAATAATCGATAGCTTATTATCATACTCCGCTATGCAGTCAACTCTACCTGCTACCTGAAGAAAGTTAGAGTACAGCGGTGCTTCTTGACAATGCACATTACCTATGTGTGTATCAATTACGTCTTTCAATGAATTGAACGTATCCACATTACTAGGCATCTGATCCTTGTATGGATCGATGTTGTTGAGATAATCCTCACACATCTTATGAACAGCTGTTCCTCTTGTAGCAGCTTGTCCAGAAATCCGATTGGCTTCAGCTTCACCAACACGCTTACGCCACTCGATCAAAGAGGACTTATCGGTCGTCTCACCTATCACCGTGGTAACGGAAGGATAGTGATTACCGTCTGGTGTTACATAGTATCTCTTACCATTTTTTTGAATAGTATTGAGTTCCTGAATAACAGGAGACTCGGTATGATTGAACATTATGTTATTCCAAGTTTATCTCTAGCTATTATATATGACTTAACAAGATTACTTCTGACAATATCATTCACGTTAAACTCAATGAAGTCGAATTCTTCCATTGCTTCAATAATCTTTAAGAAGTCCCGTAACCCACTATACTCTTTCTTGCGCTCACTAGTCAAGTCATCCTGGTTAACATCACCAGAAAAAATCACTCGACAGTTTTCACCAACACGTGTCATCAAACTATGAAGCTCCATTGGACTCATATTCTGGACTTCATCGACAATCAGAATACAGTTATCGAGAGTTATACCCCGAACAAACGAGGTCGTCATAAACTCAATAATATTTTTTGTTCTCAGAAGATCGTAGGCATCCCCTCTGTCAAACAACCGACTACAGATATCTGCATACGGTGCTTCGTAAACTTTGCTTTTCTCTTTATGGTTTCCGGGTAAGAATCCCATATCTCGAGAAGGTACTACAGACCTGACAATATAAACTTTACCATACTCACCAGTTTCTAATACCGACGAAAGTGCGAGGTATAAACCTATAAAGGTTTTACCAGTCCCAGCTACACCATGAAGCATTAGATGATAACCCTCATCATACGCTTCAAAAACGTCCTTCTGTGCTTGAGTTAGAGGTGTGATGCGTTTTAAGTTAAACCTTGCTCCTATTTGTCCACGTTTGTCGATAACTTGCTCCTGCCTGAGGATTCGTTTTTGTCTTTTTGTCAGGCGATTCTGGGACATTTTGTACCTACTTTGTTTGTATGGTTGACCCCTTATTAGCTGATTTGATTCTGTGCAACACATCATTAAAACCACTGTCTATTTTACCAGTGATTGTCCCATGGCCAGAAACCAGGTTAAGTGGGGCAGGAACGTATTCATGCGTTCCTTGAATAGAATCGGTGATAGTCATCATATCGCTGTAAGACATAAGTACTGTCTCAATAGTTTGTGTCTTTTTATTTAAGAGAGTGTAGAGTGGCATTATTCCCTCTCATTGGGATTCAAGTACTGATTCAATTGCTTGTGCTTTGATTTGCGACGCTCTTCGATGTTCGCTGTTTTATTGGAGTTAGTCTTGATCTTCTTAGGTTTTGTATTATAACGAATAGGATCATCGTCCCACATACTTTTTTCTCGACGAAATGTCTTACCCATTTTTACTTCTTTTTAGCCTCCGGTACTAGATTTGGAAATGCCTTGTTGATAGTGGCTGCTGTGATGCCAGTAATTTTCTTCTTGTCTTTCATTTTCAGAAGAATTTTAGCATCGTCTCTATCAACTGCCTCTAAGATATTAATGAATAGAACTTCACGCTTGAGAGGGTGAAGATCGTCATAACCGTTGCCTTCGTAGAAGATACGAAGCCGTCGGTTTTCTCTGTACAGCATACCTTGAGCATCTGGAAACTCGCTGGGAGTATACGGAGGATCACCTTCCGGAAGAAGACACTTCTCCGAAGGATCATACATGTACTTGAGAACTGTTTTGAGGGGTACACTTTCATGTGTTTGAAGGTAATTCACCTTTTCATCCACACTCTTTAATTTTCGTGCTGCTTCGAGCACTTCGGCTACAGAATATTGCATTTTAAAACTCATTTATGTTTTCTAAAAGATTTTTCAATCGATTCTTAATGAAGTAGTCAAAGAGATGTTGTCTCCCATTTCCTGCTTCGTTATATTTATCTATTACTTGATCTTTAATGTTGTTGGGGATCCTCGTTAAATCAATTAACATTTCGTTACGCTTGATACCACGAAGAACCTCTTCGCTCACTTCTCCAGCCATGATCTTCTCAATCCGCTTCTTGGTGAGAGGCTTCTGCCTCTTACCCATAACAAAGCAATCATCGGGAGATAGGCAGTTAGGTACGCCGTCGCCTGTATCACCTTTTAATACATGTTCCTTGAGGTACATGCTTGGGTCATTGTGTCGGATCCAGCGACGGCGAATAGGATCATACTGCTGTACGTTTGCATACGTATGCAGCTGAATATAATCTTTATCAGCAGACAGAATAAGAATGGGCTCAGATGCATCGTTGTTCAGCTGAACTCCATACTTATGACACAGTGTGGCAATCACATCATCTGCTTCTGCGGTTTCGACCTGAACTACCTTATAAGGAAAGAACTCTTTAAGCTCGTCACGAATCTTGTTGAGAATTCGGAAGATCTCTCCCCAGTTTAGTTCAGACTCCTCTCGACTCTTGCGCCGAGAAGCCTTGTAATATGGAAACAACTCACGACGCCAATAGTTCTTGTCGTCGCAGCAGATCACAAGCTCGCCAAAGTCTGGTTTGAATTTAGTACGATGAGCACGAAGAGAGTTGAGCACCATATGACGCAACAAGTTCTCGTCGAGATCGATATTTGTATGGTTTCCGATCTGCATCATCAGATTAGAAATCATCACTTGGTTTAGGTCTATTAAAATCATAATATATTAACTATACCCGATATTAAGAATTAAGTCAACTCTTTTAAGAAAGAAATCCACTGATTTTGCCGATTGTCCCACGAATAGAAGATATCTGCATAGTTCTTCTGAGCAAACGCTCCTCCCCAACCATTCTTAGCCACTAAGATAGCATTACGTAGGTTAGCGTGGAACATTCCAGCATGGGCATTGATATCCTCGTTCCACTGATACATTTGAGTCCAGTTAGCTGCAGTCTCAGGCAAAGCTGCATAGTTTGGATGAACACATAGGCAGCCAGCAGACATAGCTTCCATAAGAGAGATACATGAGGTCTCTTGCCAGATAGAAGGATATGCAAAGATATGAGCCTGCGCTAGAGCCTTCTTGACCTCGTCATTTGATACGCTGCCATGATAGTTGATTTGAGGATGCTCACGACACTTATCAAACACCTCTTTATACTGCTCATCACGAACTTCCCAGCCATAGATCTTGAATGAGCTATAAACATCAAGCTCAATAAAATCAAACTCTTTAGCCAGAATTTCAAATACAGTGTATAGGATATTCAAACCTCGATGAGGTGTCGTGTGGTAAATGATCTTTACCTTGTCCTTTGGTTTCTCCTCTACATTAACCTGTACTGGATTGATAGCATTCTGAATCACAAGGCTCTTGTTATAAGGAACGCCCAAGAACAGGTTGTACTGCTGCATCTGCCAGTTAGAAACAAATACGAGTTTATCGTACTTATTCCATCCACCTTCCTTCAAATGCTGCACCTCTGGATCACCAGCTAGGTCATGTAGAATCAGAATCTTTTTCAGGTCATCGTATAGTTGACGAGGACGAGAATGAATAATTTGATATCCCTCCAAGAACTCCTGAGGAATTCTTTTGTGCATCTCGGTAGCGATGAGTTCAGTACCACCCATCGCTCGAGTGTTAGTTTCATTACGGAGAAGCTCTCCGTTTAAAATTTCAACCATTAACTAGCCTTTAGAATAGAGCTCACAGACTTGATACTATCAACTCGAAATGAACGCCACGCTCCCTTTTCTAGATCCCAAACAGCAACAGCATCCTTGCGAGGAACTCTTTCCTCAATGTCAGTTTGCTCTGGGAGATAATCGGGCATGAGCGTACAACGCATTACTCGATCATCCCCGTTTACTTTTGTAAAAATAATTTCGACAACATTTTCCTTTAGATGTTGTGAAATAGATTCTGTTGTCCACATATCATCACTCCATTCTTTTGTATAATCATCTTTAAAAACTTTATTGCCTGTACCATCATACATCCAGATACGGTTTTCCGGATCTATGTCAATATCCAATGGTGATGTCATCACCATATCCTCCTGTTGTACTTTCAATATAATCAACAGCGTTTTCAAAATCGCCAATCAGGTTTCCGTTATGATAAAAAAGAAATACCTTTTCAGACGGTAAAACCTCAACATCGCAACCGAGGCGATGCATCTCAACCAAAGATTGAAACGCCTCACGAAGGGGATGAGAGTCGCCTATGATTAGCTTGTATTGCATCAATCAGAGCTTCCAGACTTGATCGTATATGATCGCTTCCAATCACCCCAAAGGTCATCAGCACAAACACGAATACGACGCTTATTGGTTTCGTTCGTATTTGGATTGTCAATCGTGACCCACGGATTCTTGCCCTTGGACCATTCCTCGACAAGATTCTTTCTATAGGATACTAGGTCAGCTTTCTTGTCTCTACGGACTGCGTTTGTAATCTTCTTGTTTACGTTACGATACTCGCCCTTAGAGGTGTAATGCTTACCGGAAGATTTCTTTCCCCGTGCCATATTATTCGTTCTCCATTGTTAATTTTGTGATTTCAAAGTTGGGTGTTTTGTAAAGGAAGTCGAGACCGGACGTCGTTCTGTAATCTTCTAAGTACACGAGACGCTTGATCCCAGACTGATGAATTAGTTTAGCGCATTCCATACAGGGTGCAAGAGTAAGATACATTGTAGCATCTTGAGAGGATTGACCATCTCTTGCTAGTTTAGCAATTGCATTTGTCTCAGCATGAAGAACCTCCTCACGAGTGACTAGCTTTCTATCTAAAAGCTGCCTATTACCTTCAAAGAAGGTTTCATACTCACAATCGTTTTCCCAACCAGATGGCATACCGTTCCATCCCATTGAGATGATTCTTCCATCTTTAACAATCACGGCGCCAACTCGAGCGCGGAGAGCATATGACATACCTGCTACGCGGGTAGCAATATCCATATAGAGACGGTCATATCTCTCCACCTTCTCCGAGTCGCGCTCTTGTTTCAAGATATTTTTGTAGGTCGATAACATTGTCATCCTGTATCAATTCTATTATTACATTTGTGACGTCAATGTCACGTTGTATATATTCCATCTCCGACTGAAGGTCAGCAAGTTTTTCATTATAGTAATCAAGTTCTTTTTGCCTTCTCGATCGAGTTGCAAACAGCTCTTGAAGCAATATAATCTTATGATCGTTATGGTCGTCCATAGAAAATGTGCCTACCTATTTTTACATGCTCTTTGTATATATCATTCCAGTCTGGATCGACATAGTCGGCATGATACCAGAGTGCACCATCGGTAGGATCATTTTCAAGTGATGTGCCATATTGAGTCATCACATGCAAAGCAATTTTAAAACATTCTTCGTACAGTTCAAGGTTCTTTACTTCGTCGTTCTTACCATCACAATACC